GGCGACTAATGTGTGGTCAAGCCCCGGCGGGCAACCAGAGCCGCGGCCGCCGCCCTGCGATTGGATCCGCTGGTGCTCGATTGGATAGAGCGCAACGCGCAACCTCTGCCACTGGGCGGGGGGGCACGGTGAAACGCGGCGTTGCCAATACTGTTCTGAGTGGAGCGCCCCGCAACTCGGGCGTTGACGCGCTTCGCAAGACGACGTCGATTGGAGTTTGAGCATGGCAGAAACCGGCGTTGACAATATCGATGAGATCTTCAAGCGCTATGAGGGGATGAAGCGCGAGCGGGGAGTATGGGAAAGCCACTGGGAAGAGATCTCCGAGCGGTGTCTCCCCCGGAGCTCGCTCTTTGTTGGGCACCGCACGGGCGGCGACAAGAGGACCGAGAAGCTCTATGACGCCACCGCGGCCCTCGCCTTGGAACGGTTTGCCTCGGCCGTCGAGAGTTTGTTGACGCCCAGAGGCGCTCGCTGGCATACGCTTCGCGCCACCGATAAAACCCTCGATGCCGATTACGACGTCCGCCTATGGTTCGATACCGTCGAGGATATGCTTTTCCAACAACGGTATTCGCCCAAGGCTAATTTCGCCAGCCAGATGCATGAAGGTTATATCTCGCTCGGCGCATTCGGAACGGGAACCCTTTTTGTCGGCGAGGACAAGATCGCCGGGATGCACTATCGAGCCGTCCACCTCGGCGATATCTTCATTGCCGAGGACGAGCACGGCAAGATCGATACCGTGTTTCGCGAGTTCAATGTCGCGGCCCGTCAAGTGATGCGGATGTTCCCGGATGCCAATCTCTCGGCGGATCTGAAAAAGATCGTTGAGGACAAGCCCGATACCCGGGTTGATATTCTTCACGTTGTTATGCCGCGATCTGATCGGGATCCAACTTCCCGGCGCACCGATCAGCGCCCCTGGCTCTCCAATTACTACGAGGTCAAGGAGAAACACCTTCTCGAAGAAGGCGGGGAAGAGGAGCTCCCCTACATTATGAGCCGGTACGTTACGGGGCCGCGAGAGGTCTATGGTCGATCCCCGGCCATGCTGGTTTTGCCTGAGATAAAGATGATCAACGAGATGAGCAAGACGGTCATCAAGGCGGGCCAGAAGGTTGTCGATCCGCCCCTTATAATTGCGGACGACGGCGTGATCTTGCCGGTCGATCTTACTCCCGGCGGCGCCACCTTCGCCCGCCTCGACGGCCGAGGCCAAGCCCCGATCCAACCGCTCCTGACCGGCGGCCGCGTGGATATCGGCCTTGAGATGATGGATCAGCGGCGTCGGGTAATCAACGATGCGTTTCTCGTTACCTTGTTCCAGATTTTGGTCGAAACGCCCCAGATGACGGCGACGGAAGTTCTCCAACGCGCCCAGGAAAAGGGGGCCCTTTTGGCGCCAACTGTCGGGCGTCAGCAATCCGAGACACTCGGCCCCTTGGTCGAGCGCGAGATCGCCATCCTCGCCCGTCAGGGGATCCTACCGCCGCCGCCGCCGTTGCTTGAAGAGGCGGAAGGCGAGTTCGAGATCGAGTATGTATCGCCGCTCTCGCGGGCCTTGAAGGCCGAGGAAGGTGTCGGAATTTTGCGGACGCTCGAAATGGTCCAACCGATCGCCGCCGTCGATCCCGGCGTCATGGACAATTTCGATACGGATGAGATTACGCGGATCCTCTCCGATACCAACGGGGCTCCGAAACGGATCCTTCGCCGCATTGAAGAGGTACAGCAAATGCGTGAGGCTCGTCAGCAAATGAATTCGGCTCAACAAATGATCGGCGCCGCCGAGCCCGCCTCGAAGGCTGCACTCAACGTCGCGAAGATCAATGAGTTGATCGCAACCCCGGGAGAGGGCTAAGTGGCGAAGTCATCGACAAGCCAGCATAAGAAAACGATCGAGAACTATCAGGCGATTTTCGGATCCCCCGAGGGCCGCGCCGTCTTGATCGATCTTGTGAAGGCGTCCCAACTTTTTACCGTTACCGGCAACCGGCCCGATAGCGAGTTACAGCATCTTGAGGGAAGCCGCGATATGGTGCGGCGGATCGTAAGCTTGCTCTCGATCGATGAGAACAAGCTCTTGCAACTGGCAATGATAGGAGAAAAAGAAGATGGCTGACAATGATGGGTCCGCGACCGCGGGCACCCCGTCTGATCAGAGTTGGATCGAGGGGTTCGATGACGCGGCGAAACAGCATATCGCGAACAAGGGATACGGATCTCCCGCGGATGTTGTACAAGCTCATATGCACCTCGAAAGCAAAATCGGGGATCAGCGCCTGTCTGTTCCAAAGGCGGGCGAAGAGCTTGCGAATTGGGAAGGCTGGAGCGAGCTTGGCTGGCCCGAGGAAGCGAGCGCCTATGAGCTCGCGGCGCCCGAGGGGTTCGAGGGTTACGACGATGGGCTCAGCGATTGGTTCCGCGCCGCGGCTCATGAAATTAAGATGCCAGCCTCGATGGCTCAGGCGATGCACGACAAGTTTGTCGAGCGCATGGGCGAGCAATACACGGCCAAGGCTAATGGCGATGATGAGGCCATGCATAAGCGCCAAGAAGACCTGAAGAAGGAATATGGCGCCGCCTTCGATGAGCGCATTGCGCTTGCCGATAAGGCGGGGCGCACGTTTTTCGGAGAGGAGTTTTTTGATCTACTCTATCAACATGGGCTATCGGCCAACCCGGTCGTTATGAATGGGCTTGTAAAGGCGGGGATGGAGATCTCGACCCCCGGTTTCAAGGATGGCGCTGGCAACAGGAATTTCGCTCAGACGCCCGCGACGGCGAAAGAGGAGATCTCCCGGCTCCGCGCCAATCCTGCTCTTTATGACAAGCATCATGCGGAGTATAAAATGCTCAATGACCGCTTGACCGAGCTCCACAGTATCGCGCATCCCGAGAATGTCGGAGCTACATAAACTTGAATGTTTGCGTCTCGCAATCGCGCTTAGAAGCGGGAAGCAATCACCTGACGATCTTGTGAGGATCGCCAAAATTTTCCACCGTTGGGTTTCCGAGGATACGGTGAAAGCCCCCTCGAAAGGCCGACAAAAGAAAGGATCGGGCACGGCCTCTAAGGCCCCCGATTGACAGTCTGAAAGAAGACCGTTGAACGCTCGTTATGCGTAGGATCGAGCCCGCTTGCGGACACCTCGCCCGTTTCATCCTTTGTGCAACTAACCGGAGGACCGACATATGTCTGTCCAAATTACCACAGCGTTTGTGGAACAATACCGGGGCAATGTGGCGCATCTTGTGCAGCAAAAGGGTTCGAGGCTACGGGGTTCCGTTCGCGTCGAAACCGTTGTTGGGAAGAATGCGTTTTTCGAGCAGATCGGCTCAACGGCCGCTCGCAAGAGAACGTCGCGCCATTCCGACACCCCTAGAATGGACAGTCCCCATTCTCGGCGTCGGGTATCCCTTGCCGACTACGACTGGGCCGATCTCATCGATGGTGAAGATCGCGTCCGAATGCTCATCTTGCCCACTGGTCCCTATGCCGAGGCTGCTTCCTTTGCGATGGGTCGAGCGATGGATGATGCAATCATCGACGCCGCTGACGGCACCGCCTATACGGGCGTTGCTGGCGGAACCTCAACGAGCTACGATAGCTCGAACACTGTCGACGTTCAAGTCGGCGGGTCAGCGACTGACGTCGGATTGAACGTCGAGAAGCTTCGCGCTGCGAAAGAGGTTCTCGATGCTGGCGAAGTCGATCCTGATGACAGCCGCTTTTGTGTGGTGAATGCGAAACAGCTTCGCAATCTCCTCGCAGAGACGGAGGTCACAAGCTCTGACTACAACATGGTCAACTAGGCCACGCATCACAGTAATGTGGTGATGAAAATCCTGTGAATTGCTGGAAACTCTCATTGAGACAATCAGCAGCCAAGCCTCTAACGAGGAAGGTTCAACGACCATCCCTTTGTCGGGAGTAGGATCAAGCGATCCGAAGCGCAGGACGCCCCTATGGGGTGATGATATGGTCTGCTCTTGCTGGCGACAGTAAGCAGTCGAAAGACGGTCAAGATAGTCGCGCATCTTGGCGAACATAAGGCAAAGCTTTAGTGCAGGGTGAGGTCGACACGTTCCTTGGGTTCAAATTCTTGCGAACCCAACGGATCGAGACCGACAGTAACTCTGATCACAAGGTGCTGTTCTATTCGCAGAGCGGCATCGTGTTGGCAATTGGTGCCGAGCCGACTGTGAAGATTGCTGAGAGGGTTGATAAAAATCATTCCACTCAGGTCTTCGTTTCCATGACCATTGGGGCGACCCGTATGGAAGAGGCAAAAGTCGGTTACATCG